ATGAATATAGCAGTGGTTCTTGCAGGCGGCTCGGGAAGCCGAATGGGTATGGTCGACAGGCCGAAGCAGTTTATTGACATCTACGGTAAGCCGGTTATTATCCACACTCTTGAAGCATTCGAAATCAACGAGAAAATTGACGCAATCTGCGTTGTTTGCGTAAAAGCATGGCAAGAGGATCTAACTGTGTGGCTCAAGGAATATGATATTCGCAAGGTCCGCTGGATTGCCGATGCCGGAGCCTCACGTCAGGAGTCCTCGCTCAATGCGTTAAATGCGATTCAGGCAGAGTGCAGCGGCGACGATTATGTTATCATTCACGATGCCGCAAGACCGCTTGTTTCTCAGAAAATTATCAATGAGAACATTGAAAAGGTTAAGGAATTCGGTGCTTGCGATACCGTTATTCCGGCTCACGATACGATCATAAAGAGCGTAGACGAAAAAACACTTGATTCAATTCCGCTCAGAAAAGAGCTTTACCTCGGTCAGACCCCTCAGTCTTTCAAGTATTCGATCGTAAGAAAGGCTTATGACGACTATTTTGCAATCCCCGAGGAAAAGCGCCCCGTCATGACCGATGACTGCGGACTTGTTCTTTCGGCAGGCATTAAGATAGGTATGGCAATGGGAGACAAGCTCAACATGAAGATAACAACAATGGAGGATCTCCTTCTTGTTAAATCCATTGTAAGAGCCGGAAGATAAGGCAGAAAGGATTGGTTAATTTTGTTCGCTAAGAGTTACAAAATTACAGAGCCGAAAAGATTTGAAATATTCGTTGAGGATATTAGAAACGATCATGTTCTTGTGCGACCCGAGTATCTTGCCGTATGCAAGGCGGATATCCGTTACTATCTCGGCAACAGAAGCCTTCGCATACTTAAAAGAAAGTTTCCGATGAGCCTTATTCATGAGGCAACGGGTGTTGTTGTTCGTGATAAAAGCGGTAAATTCAAGAGCGGTCAGAGAATCGTTCTTCTTCCGTGCCGTAAATCGGACTGCGACGGAACAAAGTGTGAGGTTTGTGTAAGAAACAATCCGCGCCTGCTTGACAATTACTGTCCGGAATCCAAATTCTGCTCCAGCAACTATGACGGCTTTTCAAAGGAGCTCATTGACCTTGAACATGAATACATGATCCCGATTCCCGATGAGATCGGACCGGAAGCCGTTTTCTCCGAGCTTATTTCCGTCGGCTGCTGTGCTATGAGACGTGCAGGCTTTACCGAGGGCGAAAGCGTTAAAAGCGTAACCGTTTGGGGCGACGGAATAATGGGATATATTATCTCTCTCGTTGCGAAATACGGCTTTGGCTGTGAGGTCAACATTGTGGGTCTTAATAAGGAAAAGCTTGATATGTTTGATTTTGCAAATGTCTATTATTCAAACGATATCGACGCCCTTCCGAGAATGTCTGTTGCAATTGAGGCTGTCGGCGGCAACGCATCCGGCATAGCCGCAAACCAGGCAATTGATAAGCTCTATTCTGGAGGAAAGCTTATTCTTTCGGGCGTTGCAAACGAAAATGTTCCGCTCAACACAAGAATGGTGCTTGAACACGGAATTTCGATAAGAGGAACAACAAGAAGTGTGCGCTGTGACTTTGAAAAAGCAGTCGAACTCCTCACAATACCTGAGTTCCGTGAACATATTCTCAGGCTCATGCTTTCAGTCAACGATGTAACAAACATCAGAGATTATTACGCGATATTTGAAAAGGAGTCAAAGTCAACGGCTCTCGGAAAAAACATCATGAAAATTTCATTTTGATCAAGCAGCAAAGTCTGACGCAAGCTTCTGTTTGCGTCAGACTTTTGTGAGCTTTTCCGTTGCAAGGCGTTTTATTTTTGTAAAGATAATAAATTGTTCCATATAAACAAACTATCCGCAGACTTTGATATTGTCAATGCCTGCGGATTTTTGATGATTACAATAATTATTTACTTGTATGCTAAATAGATATACGATGTGCCTATACCGTTTAAGTCACTTGTCACGTTGCCTGAGGTGCTGTTGGAAACCTTGAAGCCGGTTGAGGTAAGCGAGAGACCCTGGGAGGTAAGGGATTCGTTTGCAACCGCCATGTAGCTCTTGCATGTGCTCTTTGTGAAGTCAACCGATACGGCAGGCTTGCCCGTCGCCATAAGAATCACAAGCTGCGGCTTGAAGCCGACGGAAAGCGAACGTGTTGACGAGCCGTTTCCAATATAAAATCCCGCTTCAAACGGAGCGTTCCATTTTATTTTGTCCTCGGCGGTTACATGAATTTCGCTATTTCTGATATGGCTGCCGCAAAGAAGCTCTTTGTCAAGAAAGCTTGCAAAGTTTTCATCTGTGCTTGCGGCAGGGCAGAAGTCGGCATTCATCAAAAACCAGCCGTTCATCACGAGAGCATCGGTGTCTCTGTCGGAGGCTATATCCTCACATCCGGATTTTTCGATGTTCAGGTTTGTCCTGAAAGTCAACGCATCGGCAATTCTTGTAAATATATCGTGGCATGCCTGTCCGCCTTTTGAGAAAGGAACGCAAATGCTCAGATTTGCTTTGATCATTGCCGTTCGGCAGTATTCCTGTTTTTCAAGCACACCGTCGTCGTTGGCAACAAATTTGTCAGTGATTTCGATATTGTCGATTCCTACGGCAACAATTGCTTTTCTCAACGGAACAGCCTTGTTTATCGGAGGATATTCAACAAAGAAGGTCAGATCGTTCATATCCTCCTGTTTACCGAGCCATTCGACAATTCTTATTGGGAGTGAAACAATACTGTCCATTATTCAACCTCCACAATTTCTCTGATTATTGCCCAGACGTAAATCACTTCGTTTTTGAAATACACCTTTTCACAACGGTCAACGGTGTATTTCTTTCCGTTGGATTCAACGTGACAGCTTTCCTTTTCGGGATCGTGGTCGGGGGGACCGATATAAAGATAATGTCCCTGGCTGTTAAAGCCGATAACAGTATTGACGCCGTTAAGGTACATCTTGTTTTTATATCTCAGCGGTTGAATAAAAGCTCCGAAGATAGGGCTGCTCCAGCCGTCATCGGTCTTGAGAGTGACCTCCTGACCGTATTTTTCAAACATTGATTTGAGAGTCATGTTACATCACCTTGATTTGATTAAAAGCAAAGCTGTCGTCCTTGCAAAGCGGAATTATATCCGCCGATTTTTTATCGTAAAAGTCCTTTGCACGTTCAAGAAAATCCTCGACCGTCTTGCTGTCCTGCTCTATGCTCACATCGCCCGCCTTAAAGCTTGTAATGCTCGGCTCGCTCTCAAGAGAGCTTTTTTTGAGCGCAAGTTTGTAGTACGCAAGCCCTGCGGCTGCGGCAATGACACGAAAATCTTCCCTGTCGGCATCGGGCTTCAGCCTTGAGTCTATCTCTTTGATGCAGGAGCGGCATAAAGGAAGAATTTCTTCTTCCTTATATGCCGAAATGTCCGTAAGCTCGCCGAGATAGTCCTTTACTTCCCAGCAGCTCATTCTGAGCCTACCGTACCCTGATTCTCAGAGCCTGTTGTGATCTCGGCAGGAGCGAGAGTCTTAACCGCACCGGGGAGAATCTTTGCAAAGCCTGTGATAGAGGTGATAGCAATCTGCTCAAGCTGACGGTCAACAAGCTTACCGTAGTCTGTTTCAACATCGCCGACCTTGACCATTTCAAGAGCACATGTCTTGTCAAGACCGATCATCATGCCGCTTTTTGTAACATGAGAGGACTTGATAAGGTTTGCGCCGAACGGAGTGATAAGCTTGCCTGTGCCATGAAAATTAAGTCCTGCGGCAGCATCTCTGAATTCCGACATTTTGAGTACAGTTGCCGTTACGTCGGGCGATGCGAGAATCGTGTTAAGCTCATACGGTGCAAACTGATTCCAGAAATCAATAAGATCGTCATATGTATATTTGTCTGCTGCAAGTGCACATATGCCGGCAGGATTTTTACCTCCGTCGCCATTGATAAGAACGTCGACGGCATCTGCCATAAGGCTCTGCGCAAGGTATGATCCGATTCTCTTGAGCGCAATTGAAACAACATCAAGACGCTGGAAACGAAGCACATCGTAAGAGGTTGTAATCATTCTGCCTCTTTTCTTGAGACGGATGGTTCTGTCGCTTACTTTGAAGTCGGCTGTTTCAAGAGTATCACCCTCCTTGAAAACCTTCATCTCGGCGTTTGCCGATGTCATTTCAAGATTCATTGCACGGTAATCGAGAGAGTCAATATTGGTCGTTGCAGCAATGATATCGGGAAGAAAGCTTGCCTCGTCCATGCCGTAGCGAACGGCTCTGGAGACGTACTCGGGGAAGAGAACTGCGGCATCGCTTGTCTGGAAAAATTTGCCGACAACCGAGCTGTCGGAGCCTTGCGGCTTGATGCCGAAACGCTTGAGCTGACGCTGATAAGCGTCGAGACCTTCAAGGTCAGTTCCTCTGTAATTCTCCGAGGGATCAAGTCCCTCCAATACCTGTGTAAAGCTGCGGCCTGTGCCGTACATACCTTTCTCAAGTCTTAAATTATCAAAACCCATTTTGGTTCCTCCTTAAAATTTGAATTCATTGTTTGTGTTTGTATTCTTTTCTTTTTTTGCCTTCAACTGAGGCGTGAGAGGGATAACGTCCTCAGCCTTTTTTCTGAAAGCGTCTCTTATTCTGATTAGCTCGTCCGTTTCAACGCCCGAACACATTTTTTCAATACTTTCGCCCGAAAGAGATGGCACGGAAAGAACAGCAAATTTTGCTGTCTCCTCGGTAAGAGAGCGGCGGTAAATAATGCCGTCCTGCGCCTGTTTTTCAAGCCTTTTGATGTATTCGGAAAGCTGCTTTGCTTCGGATTCGCTGAGCTTGACGGCGTTGCCGTCCTTTATTGCCTTGATACAGTTTTCCATTGTTTCAATCTCCTTTTTGTAACTTTTTGTCACTCCTGCATTAACCTGAGCCGGAACCGCTACGAAAGACCATTCGTAAGCATCGTTTATATCGGAAAGTTTGCAATAGCAGAGCTTACCGTCATAGATTTCGCCCTTGACGTGATTGCAGGGGTCATATCTCATGTCACTGCCGCAAACAGAGCACGTGAACGAGCCGACGGCACAACTGACACTGACTTCCTTTTTGATGCCTGCGTTAATGTCGCCGATGAGATCTGCGTTTTTCTCGGTCAGGGGCATGTATGCTCTTGCCTTGACGCATCTGTAACCCTCGCCTGTTACGGTTTTTTTGCCCGGAATCGAAACACATTCGGCGTGATAGATTCTTGCACTCTGGTTCGAGCTCTTGGGGTCGTGGTCGAAAATTCCCGTTACACCGACAAACAGCTCTGCCAACTGCATGAGAGCCTCATTTGTAAAGCTTTCGCCGTCACGGTCAACGTCGTTGTCACAGAGAATCACGTTGAAGCTGTAAACCTCGTCGGCAGAAAGTGCCTTTACGGTAAAGCGGTTGATTTTTTCAAGATCCTCGGCTGTAACTTCGCAGGGAGAAACGCTTGATTTAAATGCCTTATTCAACTGATTTCAACTCCTGTTCAATCCTTTCACTCTGTGCACGGTAAAGTCTTGCCTTTGCCAGTTCAACCTCATCTTGAAGGGTAATGTCATCCCATTCAACGGAAAATCCGTCATTTCTGCCGTTGGTAATCATCCAAAAACGGCAGATTTTTTCGATTACCGGTGTCAGCAGCCTGCGATATGCTTCAAGCTCGCTTGTCAGCACGTCTGCCTGCTGAGAGGACATTCTCTCGGTAGACGACCAGCTTAGACTCAGCATGAACGGAGGAAGACCCGTTTTTGCAACGATCTGTTCAAGCATCTGACGGACGGGAACCTCGCTGTCGAGGATCTGATTGTCCGCTCCGATTGCTTTGATGCTGACATCACCTACGGCGACGAAGTCTCTGACCTGGTTGCCGGACTGCATTGCCTCACTCCATTCACGGGCGACCTGTTGCGCTCTGTCCTTTGCATATGCACGGTCAACAACATCGTTCTGCGGCTTATATGTGACGGCAAACCTGACGTTGCCGACCCTTTCCCAGTTGATTCCGATAGTGTTATAAATCTTCATCAGAATGTTGCTGACAAACGGCAGACCCTTTAAAAGTGAACTGCCGGTAAGCTGACCTGCTTCGGGATTGAGAACCGAGAGAAGGACAAGCTGCGGATAAGTGACCGGCCTGGCCTCGGCAAGTTCTCGAACGCATACTATGCTTGAGAAGCCGTCGTCGCCGCGCTTCAGTTCAATGTCGTCAATGTCGGCATTGTAGAGGGCGACGAAATCTCCGTTTGAATCGGTGATCATCTCACCGACCGCCGTTCCGTAGGTCAAAAGCTGTTCAAAATAAGCCGACATAAAAGCATTTATGCCCTGCTGACCCGAGCCGATCCTGACCTCACGAAGAAAGCGACGAAGCTCTTTTTCACATGTCTTGTCTTTGCAGTCAACATGAAAACCGCCTGTGAGCCTGATGATTTTATAAATCGCAGCGTCCACAATAGGGATAGCTTCACGAAGCTCACGGTAGAGACTGTTCTGCATTGACGATAGGGGAGTGTAGCTGTCAAGAAGACTGAAAGGATTTTTCTTGTAGGTTTGCGGTGCTGAGACCGCGGTTTTTGCAGCGGATAATTTCTTGAATATTCCCACTGAAATTCTCCTTTCTTTTTTTGTGGAGGCAACCGCCGATTCAGGCGGCGGCCGCAAGAGTGTTAACGAGAAACACTCATAACGAAAAAGTCATTTTCGGGCGCATTCAGCGCCGTAGTGACGAAGTAGCGTAGATCGTCCATGGCATGGTCATTTTCCTTGCGCGGTGCGTCCCGAACTGCTTTATCGTCCCACTTGTAAAGCGAAAATTCACGGAGCGTGTCCTTGCATTCGGGTGAAAAATATATCACCCGTTGCTTGAGAACATCGGATACCTGCCTGATTCCGTCAACGACATCATTCTTTGCAGGTATCACCGTGAAACGTCCTTTTCTGCGGATGCATTGAATAAAGCTTGCTGCCGATGGGTCAACAATGACCGACTCAATTCTGAGATCATCGGCAAGCTTTTCAAGCTCCTCATAATGCTCGGCGTCTGTCCTTTGCTCGCCTATTTTGCGTGAATCATAGTAGTATTCACGTATTCGGTACCATTTCTTTTCATATTCGCCCCATAGACCGAACGAACACGGATTGACCGTGCCATAATCGCAGGAGATGAAAAATCGTGTGAACCGATCGGTTTCGGGAGGGACAGTGACATGGATTTCCTCGCTGAACATAGGATAAACAACGCCCTGAGCCGCGACCCATTTGCCCTCGACAAATCTTTTGTAGAAAGCACCCGAGTAAAGGCTTTCGTAGCGCCGGATTATCTTTTCCGTCAGCGATGGGTTGTCACGCATTGTAAAATGAAGATAGAGGCAGTTCTTCTGCTTTGCCTTTAGTATCCATTCACGGTAGAACCAGTGCATAGGATGCTCCGGGTTGCAGTTGAACCACAGCTTTGAACCGTCAAGCGAACATCTTGCGATTGCCTGCTCAACAAACGACCGCGGCATAAGAGCCACCTCATCGAGCAGAACTCCGCCGAGCGTCATACCCTGAATCAAAGCCGCCGAACCTTCATCTTTTCCGCCGAAAAGGTAAAAACGGTTTACTCTGTCCTTGTAGGTCATTTCAATATAGTTTTGCGACGATTTAAGCTTCATTGAAAAACCGAGGGAAGCCAAAATTGAATTTAAAGGAACAACAACATTCCTTTTTAACGATGCTATGGTTTTCCCGCATATAGCAAATGACGTGTCGGAAAACGCATAAAATGACCAGGCAATAAAAGAAAGAGACATACATACTGTTTTTCCCGAACGCACAGCACCGTCGCAAATGATAGCGTCGTAAGAATTCTTGTCCGAACTGTCACACCACCATGTCATCGCCTGAAGCTGTTTTTCGGAAAAATTCCTGAATGATGAAAGTGAGCTACTCAAGCTTATCATTCCTCACTTTTGCGGCGCTGTTTTCAAGCGCCTTGTAGAAGGGGAGCGCACTGTCCTCATCACCGCCGGAACAAAGCTGTTCCAAGTGCTCAAGTGCCTTGAGACGGTCAAAAAATTTGATTTCGAGACCGCCGCCCTTTGGACGTTTGATTTCGCTGACGTTGAAAAGGTCAAGCTTTTCCGTTCCAAGCATCGGCTTTTCGTCGGAATATGCCAGTCTGACGGCATCCGAAATGTTTCCGAATGCAAGCTGGCGATATCCTGCGATGATCTCGTCGCGGTTGATGTTTCGCAGTTTGTCAAGCCGCTCGATTTCCTTTTTGATGTCCTTGCGCTCAAGCATTGACGGGCCGACCTTGCGGGCTTTGATTCCGTAGCCTGCCTTGGCTGCAGAGGCTCGTGCGTCCCTTGTCAGAGAAAAGAATAAACAAAACAGCTTTTCTTTTTCTTCAAGTGCCATAAAAACTTCCTTTCATTTTTGTACGGTTAACCGTTTTGTGAGAGTTGCCTCTCAACCTAAGCGCAAAAAACAGCAATCCATAACCTTTTTCGGTTATTGACTGCTGTTAATAATTATTTTATTTACAATTTGTTCACATTTAGCGTAAGCGGATGCATTGATTTCGATTTGATTTGTAAAATCTGCATCAAGTGAAATTTCGGTGCAAGGAGTTGTTGACAAAAAAATCACGGACGGCCGAAGCCGTCCGCTTTAATTTGCCTTATTCATTGCTTTGTCTATTTCGCCGTCAAGAATAAACGGGAGCACCTCAGTTGCCTTTGTTATGGCGGCCTTGAGCTGTTCCGTATCGTCTTTGCCGAATTTTGAAAGAACCCAGTCGGCGAGATCGTATTCGGGGTTCGGTTTTGCACCTACGCCGATTTTAATTCTCGGGAATTGGTCGGAATTGAGATGATAAATAATACTTTTGATTCCGTTGTGTCCGCCGTCCGTACCCTTGCGCCTTATTCTCAGCTTGCCGCAGGGGAGGGAAATATCGTCGAAAATAACGATTATCTTCTCCGGCGGTATCTTATAGAACTTTGCAATGTCTCTGACAGCCGTGCCGCTGTTGTTCATAAACGTCTGCGGCTTGACAAGCAGGCATCTGTGATTGTTGATAACAACGTCTGCGACAAGCGCATTGTTTTTAAGATTGTTAATCTCTGTGTCAAGCTCGCTTGCAATATGGTCAAGCGTCAGAAAGCCAGCGTTGTGGCGAGTGAATTCATAATTTTTACCCGGATTGCCGAGACCGACTATAAGAAATTCAATCGGTCCCGGGGCAATTCCTTTGCTTCGTTTAAAGAACATCTTGTACCTCAGGAAATTGCCGTATTGAAGCTTTGACCTCAATACGACAAATTTGTTTCTTTTCTTTTTGCGGTTAACCGAATTTAACGGTCATTGTTTTCTTGGTTACCGAGTCCCAGTTGTCAATATCGGTAATGCTGTCATCGACGAGGGTGTAAACAAGCTTGACCTTCATGTCGTTGAGCTCTTTGATTATTGTTTCCTCGTCGGGATATTTATCAACGTTTACAAGACCCGAAATATAAACCGGTACACCCGAACCGGATTTGATTCCGTATTCGCAGTCGAGATTTTTCAAAACGACAAGATTGTTGTTTGAATTTGTCAATTCAAGGAACGATGTGATAAGTCTCTGCGAGCTTGTGTTAGCGATATAAGCCGTGTATCCGAACTCGACCCATTTTTCTGCATTCTTGACGATGTCCTCAGCCTTGCTCTTGTCAACTCCGTTGTCAACCATGGTGTTGACAAGCTTTACTTTTTGAGCATCGTTTTTAATGGTCTCGCTGAGTCTGGTGCTCATCGTCAGGTCGTTAATGATAGGACTGTCAACCTTGACGACTCTCGTCGCATCTTCGCTCTTGCCTTCGGCGTTGACCGATGTGTACTTGACAACGGCGGTGCTTGCCTTCTCGTCAACGCTCGGCTGAACCGGAGCACCTTTTCCGTCAATGACCTCTTGAACGCTTGCCTTGGTTGTTCCGTTAGAAGCGTCAGCACCGGATATGACGTCCGCAGTGTTGCCCTTCTTTCCGCAGCCGCCGACGGCGAGCACAACGCTCGCTGCCATGACAAGCGAAATAATTCTCATTAAAATTTTGTTGTTCATAATCTACCTCTTACTTCTGCCATCTGTATGGCTTCTTTTTCTTGACCCAATCCTTCTTGACGGATTCCTTGGCTCTTGCAATTGCAAGAGCATTGTCGGGAACGTCATCGGTGATGACTGAGCCTGCTGCCGTGTATGCGTTGTCTCCGACCTGAACGGGAGCGACAAGGCAGGTGTCGCAACCGATGAACGCATTGTTTCCGACTTTTGTTCTCGCCTTGGATTTGCCGTCATAGTTGGCGGTCGCACAGCCGCAACCGAAGTTTACACCGCTGCCGACGTCGGAATCGCCTATATATGTCAGGTGAGCGACGCTCGTATGGTCGCCGATGACGGAATTCTTGAATTCAACAAAGTTACCGACCTTGACTCCCTCGCCGATAACCGAACCGGGACGTACACGAACGAACGGACCCATGTGTGCACCGTTCTTTATCTCCGCACTGTAGCATTGAACATTGTTGAGCGAAACGTTGTCACCGATAACGCTGTCCTCAATGAGACTGTTCGGGCCTATATCGCAGTTTGCACCGATAACGGACTTGCCCTTGATTATCGTGCCGGGAAGGATTTCCGTATCAGCTTTGATTTTAGCGTCGGGAGAGATGATAACTCCGTCCGCACACGGAATCGAAACACCGTTGAGCATGTGCTTTTTGAGAATGTTCCTGCGAGCGATATCGTTGAGTAGCTGGAGCTGAACTCTGTCGTTTGCGCCGAGAACGATGTCGGGTGAGCTTGCATCGTAAGCGACGGCATTGAGACCTTTTTCAAGAATGACCTCAACTGCGTCGGTAAGATGATATTCGATCGCCTCATCATTCTTTCTGTCGTGCTTTTCGATTATACCCTCGAGCGATTCGAGAAGAACCGAGCCGGAAAACCAATATGCGCCCGAGTTTACCTCATTGACTATCTTTTCGGCCTGTGTAGCTTCCTTTTCCTCAACTATCCTTTTGAGCTTGCCGTCTCTTGAACGGATTATTCTGCCGTAACCGAACGGGTCGGCGACCTTAGCGGAGATAACCGTTGCCGCATTGTTACCGGCCTTATGAAAATCAAGAGCCGCTTTGAGCGTTTCGGCGGGGATAAGGGGAGCGTCACCGTTGAGAACGAGCACGTTGCCCGGGATATGCTCCTTGATAAAATCCTTTGCCTGCATGATTGCGTGACCCGTACCGAGAAGCTCCTTCTGCTCGACGGTCTTAAATCTGCCGCCGAAGTGCTCGATGATCATTTCACGCTTGAAGCCCGTAACCAGGCAAATATCCTCGACGCCGGCGTTGACGGCCGCATCGGTGACCCAATCTATCATAGGTTTGAACAAAACCTCGGCGAGAACCTTAGGCTTTGACGATTTCATTCGCGTGCCTTGACCTGCTGCCAGAATAACTGCACAATTTGAACTCATTTTGCTTCCTCCTCAGTAAATAAAAATCTACATACTAATTATTGCAGAAAATCAAAAGAAATACAATAGAATTTTTCATTTTTTTTACGACAATTTTCACAAAAGTTTAGGCGTTTATTTGTGCTTATTTATTTCAAAAATGTATAGCAATAGTTTGTCCCGTGTGTTATAATAATACGAAACGTGTTATTGGGATTATTCTGCCCAATCGCTGTTAACAATTTAGGTAATAATTTTAAATGGAGGTAATACCCATGGCAACTAAGTATACTTACCTTTTTTCCGAAGGTAACAAAGACATGCGTAATCTCCTCGGCGGTAAAGGTGCAAACCTTGCAGAGATGACCAACATCGGTCTTCCTGTTCCCCAGGGATTTACGATCACAACAGAAGCCTGTACAAAGTATTATGAAGACGGCAAGAAGATCAATGATGAGATCAAGGGCCAGATCATGGACTACATCGAGAAGATGGAAGAGATCACCGGCAAGAAGTTCGGCGATAAGAAGAATCCTCTTCTCGTTTCCGTTCGTTCGGGTGCTCGTGCTTCCATGCCCGGCATGATGGACACAATTCTTAACCTCGGTCTTAACGAGGATGTTGTTGAGACAATCGCAGAGATGTCAGGCAATCCGCGTTGGGCTTGGGACTGCTACAGAAGATTTATCCAGATGTACTCCGACGTTGTTATGGAAGTCGGCAAGAAGTACTTCGAGGAGCTTATTGATAAAATGAAGGCTGAGAAGGGCGTTACTCAGGATGTTGAGCTTACAGCCGATGACCTCAAGGTTCTCGCAGGTCAGTTCAAGGATGAGTACAAGTCAAAGATCGGTGCTGACTTCCCGTCAGACCCGAAAGAGCAGCTCATGGGTGCTGTTGAGGCTGTTTTCCGTTCATGGGACAACCCGCGTGCTAACGTTTACCGTCGTGATAACGATATCCCGTATTCATGGGGTACTGCCGTTAACGTTCAGTCAATGGCATTCGGTAACATGGGTGACGATTGCGGTACCGGTGTTGCTTTCACCCGTGACCCGGCTACAGGCGCAAAGGGCCTCTTTGGTGAGTTCCTTACAAATGCACAGGGTGAGGACGTTGTTGCCGGCGTTCGTACTCCGATGAAGATTTCCGAGATGGCTGACAAGTTCCCCGAGGCTTTCAAGCAGTTCCAGGATGTTTGCCATACTCTTGAGGATCATTACAGAGATATGCAGGACATGGAGTTCACTGTTGAGCACGGTAAGCTCTTCATGCTTCAGACAAGAAACGGTAAGAGAACAGCTCAGGCTGCCCTCAAGATTGCTTGTGACCTCGTTGACGAGGGCATGATCGACGAGAAGCAGGCTGTTAAGATGATCGACCCGAGAAACCTTGACACACTTCTTCACCCCCAGTTCGATGCTAAGGCTCTTAAGGCTGCTACACCGATGGGCAAGGGTCTCGGCGCATCTCCGGGTGCTGCTTGCGGCAAGATCGTATTCTCGGCAGAGGACGCTGTAGAGTGGGCTGAGAGAGGCGAGAAGGTCGTTCTTGTTCGTCTTGAGACTTCTCCGGAAGATATCACAGGTATGAAGTCGGCTCAGGGTATTCTTACAGTTCGTGGCGGTATGACATCTCACGCAGCCGTTGTTGCCCGTGGTATGGGTACTTGCTGTGTATCGGGCTGCGGCGACATCAAGATGGATGAAGCCAACAAGAAGTTCGAGCTTGCAGGCAAGACCTTCGTTGAGGGTGACTACATCTCAATCGACGGTTCAACAGGTAACATCTATGACGGTATCATCCCGACTGTTGATGCTAAGATCGCAGGCGAGTTCGGCAGAGTTATGGAGTGGGCCGATAAGTACAGAAGACTCAAGGTTCGTACAAATGCAGATACTCCGACAGATGCTAAGAAGGCAAGAGAGCTCGGCGCAGAGGGTATCGGTCTTTGCCGTACAGAGCATATGTTCTTCGAGGCAGACAGAATCGCTGCTTTCCGTGAGATGATTTGTGCAGATACTCTTGAGGAGAGAGAGGCTGCCCTTGATAAGATTCTTCCGTATCAGCAGGGCGACTTTGAGAAGCTCTATGAGGCTCTTGAAGGCAACCCGGTTACAATCCGTTTCCTTGATCCGCCGCTCCATGAGTTCGTTCCGACTGAGGAAGCTGACATCAAGGCTCTTGCAGATGCACAGGGCAAGTCCGTTGAGGACATCAAGGCTCTCATCAGCTCTCTCCATGAGTTCAACCCGATGATGGGTCACCGTGGATGCCGTCTTACAGTCACATATCCTGAGATTGCTAAGATGCAGACAAAGGCTGTTATCCGTGCAGCTATCAACGTTAAGAAGGCTCATCCGGATTGGACACTCGTTCCCGAGATCATGATTCCTCTTACCGGTGAGGTTAAGGAACTTAAGTTCGTTAAGGACGTAGTTGTTGCAACAGCTGACGCTGAGATTGCAGCAGCAGGCATCGACCTCAAGTACGAGGTTGGTACAATGATCGAGATTCCTCGTGCCGCTCTTACGGCTGACGAGATCGCTAAGGAAGCTGAGTTCTTCTGCTTCGGTACCAATGACCTTACTCAGATGACATTCGGCTTCAGCCGTGATGACGCAGGTAAGTTCCTCGGTTCTTACTATGACCACAAGATTTATGAATTCGATCCGTTTGCAAAGCTCGACCAGGTTGGTGTAGGTAAGCTTATGGATATGGCAGTTAAGATGGGCAAGGCAGTTCGCCCGACTCTCCACTGCGGTATCTGCGGCGAGCACGGCGGAGATCCTTCTTCGGTAGAGTTCTGCCACAAGATCGGTCTCGACTATGTATCTTGCTCACCGTTCCGTGTTCCAATCGCTCGCCTCGCAGCTGCGCAGGCTGCTATTGCAAATAGGTAGGAGTTCTCTTTCCTTTGAATTGCCGCTTAGTTTCGAGCAGGCAGCAGCCTATCGAAAGGCTAACGGACAGTATGTAAGGAAAAATCAGTGGAGAGATACCACTGTAAGGGTATTCATAGACCTTGATTAACAGTTAAATACGATAAGCGTATCATTAGAAATAGTGGTACGCTTATTTTTTGTCCCTTTTTGCAGATTTGTCCTTTCCCCTACTTTCCAATATAATAAGCTAAAGAAGTGGAGGTGTGCTTATGAGAGAGAAATTTAATCATCTGTATTTGGATAGCCACGAAAGAAAACTTTTGATACATAGCCTTGTAGAGTTAAAAAATCAGCTCATTCAGCAAGGCAGATATACGGATTGTGTTGACGAGCTTATTTTTAAGGTCATAAATGCACCGACCAAGAGAATGAAAATTGAATATGTCTAAGGCAAATTACAAAGCCGCTTATTCTTATTGATTTTAAGAGTAGGCGGCTTTTTTGCGTTCTCTGGTACTGTTTACATAGCCACCTTGACAAAGTGGCTAAATCTATGCGAAAGGAGGACGCATCTATGTCAAATTGCAAAGTGATTGCTCTGACTAACCAGAAAGGCGGTGTCGGAAAAACAACCACAGCGGTCAATCTGGGTGTAAGTCTGGTGCAGCAGGGTAAAAAAGTCCTGCTGATTGATGCCGATGCACAGGCAAATCTCACGATGGCTCTGGGTTATAACAGACCAGACGATATTCCCATAACGCTTTCTACTGTGATGCAGAACATCATAGACGATAAAACGCTTGATGTTTCACAGGGTATTATCCACCATAGCGAGGGCGTCGACCTGCTTCCGTCAAACATTGAGATGTCGGGCTTTGAAGTAAGGCTAATCAATGCAATGAGCCGTGAGCGTGTGCTGAAAACCTATGTCAATGAGGTTAAAAAGAATTACGACTATGTGCTTATTGATTGTATGCCGAGCTTAGGCATGATAACCATCAATGCTCTGGCGGCGGCTGACAGTGTGATTATCCCGACACAGCCCCACTATCTCTCGGCTAAAGGTCTGGAGCTTTTGCTTCGCTCCGTATCAATGGTCAAGCGGCAAATCAACCCAAAGCTGCGGATAGACGGTATCTTAATGACTATGGTAATGCCCCGTACCAACATTTCTAAGGAAATTACGGCAACGGTCAAAAGTGCATACGGTAAGAAAATCAAGGTATTTGATACCGAGATACCTCATTCTATCCGTGCGGTGGAAGCTACCGCAGAAGGCAAAAGTATTTTTGCTTACGACAAAAGCGGCAAGGTTGCCGCAGCCTATGAGCAGTTAGGAAAGGAGGTGGCAGAGATTGGCGAGAAGCAGAGAAACCAAAATCGAGCTGACCGCATACGATGACCTTTTTCAGACGGACGAAAGCCGTGAGGAAGCAAAGCTAAGCAAGATACGGGATATTCCCATATCGGAGATTGACGAGTTTCCAGACCACCCGTTCAAGGTTTTGATGGACGAAGATATGGAACAACTTGTTGAGAGTATCAAGCGAAACGGTGTAATGACCCCTGCGACAGTTCGCTTAAAAGAGGACGGACGGTATGAGCTTATCAGTGGTCACAGGCGAAAAAAGGCTTGTGAACTTGCAGGACTTGAAACGCTGAAATGTGAGGTCAAAGAGCTTACCCGTGATGAAGCCATTATTGTCATGGTGGAAAGTAATCTCCAACGCTCTGTTATTTTGCCGAGTGAGAAAGCGTTTGCGTATAAAATGCGGTTGGAAGCTATGAAACGACAGGCAGGCAGACCCCCAAAAGAAAATGCGTCGCCATTGGCGACTAATTTATCAAAAGGGCGTTCTGATGAGGAATTAGGAGAACTTGTTGGAGAAAGCAAAGACCAGATACGCCGCTATATCCGTCTAACGGAGCTTGTTCCCGAAATCCTGCAAATGGTAGATGAAAGGCAGATTGCTTTTCGTCCTGCGGTTGAAATTTCCTATCTGACCGAGGAACAGCAATACACCCTGCTTGAAGCAATGGAGTACAACGATGCTACCCCGTCATTGGCACAGGCTATCAAAATGAAGAAGTATAACCAAGACGGCAAGCTCACTTCCGAGGTTATCCAGTCCATTATGGAGGAAGAAAAGCCCAACCAGAAGGAAAAACCTGCTTTCCGTGACGAGAGGATAACCAAGCTCATTCCCAAGACTGTTCCCAGAGGGCAGGAAACGGATTTTGTTGTCAAGGCGTTAGAGTTTTATAACCGACACTTGCAGCGGAACAAGGCTCACGAGAGATAGCCACACATCGAGGGCGAGGTCTGCCCATTTGAGTGGATAGCCATTATTTCGGCTTCCCCCTCTCCACACCTCACCCCCTAACTACTGCCAGTAACTATCCGAGAAAAGAAATACTTTAGGCTGTCCATAACGGGCAGCTTTTTTCGGTCAGTAAGGCAAAATATTCAATCCAAATTACAGGAGGTAACTATGAAAATCCCTAAATTATTCAAAAAGGCTGCGGCTTTTGTAATGGCTGCGGTCACGGCATTATCCATAATGCCTGCGACGGCGTTTGCTGCGGGTGACATCGGGACGATTTCCTTTTCCCACACCTATGACAGCAACGGCAATGCGATGAGGTACAATTCCAGTGCGAATATCGGCGGCTATACCGCAGGCGGAACGGGAAATTATAAGTACCGTATGTTTGTGGACGGTGAGAATGCGTTTTGTATTCAGCCGGGAGTACCGCTGAAAACAGGAAACACCTTGAAAAAGGCTTCCTCTGATACTTGGAACGCCCTTTCAGCCAATCAGAAAAAGGCGGTTGGGCTTGCCCTGCTCTATGGGTATCAGGGCAACCGAAATAATCTGTCGGGAAGTGATGATGAAAAATGGCTTGCCACGCAGACCCTCGTATGGGAGTTTGTCACAGGCTGCCGTGAAGCCACAGGCTCATATAACCAGACAAGCACCACCGTTTACAGCCTGCACTTCGGTTCAAATTATGCCAACAGCGGAGCAAGGGCAGTGTATGACCAGATTGTTGCAATGCTGCGTGAGCATAACACCATTCCGAGCTTTATGTCGGGCGGTAAGAATGACATCACAAAGGAGCTTGCCTACAAGGACGGAAAGTACAGCATCACATTGACGGACAGCAACGGCGTCCTTTCCGATTACAGCTTTTCAAGCTCTGACAGCAATGTGAGTGTATCGAAGTCTGGAAATAAGCTGACAATCAGCTCCACCGTAGCTATCAGCGGTTCTGTCCGCATTACGGCAAAGAGGAACAATGTGCCGACTGTCAGCAGCAGTGCAAAGCTCATTGCCTATGGCGACCCGAACTTGCAGGATTTGGTAACAGGTGTGGAGAATGCTGATACCGTGTCTGCATATATCAATATCGAAACGCCGACAGGCACGATTGCCCTCAAAAAGACTTCTGAGGACGGAGTTGTGGAGGGCATCTCTTTTACAATCAAAGGTGATAACTTCAATAAAACAGTTAAGACAGGAAAGGACGGCTCTGTCTCCGTGGAGGGATTATTCCCTGGCACTTATACGGTCACAGAACAGTCTATTGACCGTTATGAGCCGCAGAAAACCCAGACCGTCACACTTATCGGAGGAAAAACCTCTACTGTGACCTTCAGCAATACTTTGAAGCGTGGCAGTCTGGAAATCGTCAAGACTTCCGAGGACAATCTGGTGGAGGGAATGAAATTCCACCTTTATGGCACATCTTTAAGCGGCTTGCCTGTTGACGAGTATGCCGTGACTGATAAAAACGGACTGGCTAAGTTTGAAAATGTCCTTATCAGTGGCGATACCCCGTATGTGGTTGAGGAAGTGGATACCGCAGTCCGCTATGTCGTTCCTGCTTCCCAGACAGCTCCGATTGAATGGAACAAGGTCACAAAACGCAGCTTCGACAATGTGTTGAAGAAATTCCAAGTGACTGTGACAAAGACCGATGCAGAAACAGGTTCTCCGCAGGGCGACGCTTCCCTTGCAGGTGCGGTTTACGGCATCTATAAAGGTGAGGAACTGATTGACACCTACACGACTGATGAAAACGGTCAGTTTACGACCAAGTATTATATCTGTGATAATGATTGGACTGTCCGTGAAATCAGCCCGTCCGAGGGGTATCTTCTGGATACCGCAATCCACAAGGTAGGTGCAGAACCAGAGCTATACACGGTAGAGCTGAACAGTACCGCAAACGATGTGAATGAACAGGTCATCAAAGGCAATATCGCACTCATCAAGCATACGGATAACGGGGAAACCCAGATTGAAACACCCGAAGAAGGTGCGGTATTTGAAGTGTTCCTCAAATCCGCAGGCAGCTATGAAAATGCAAAGGAAACCGAGCGTGATGTGCTGACCTGTGACGAGAACGGTTTTGCCCAGACAAAGGATATGCCGTATGGCATTTATACCGTCCGCCAGACCTTTGGTTGGGAGGGGCGTGAACTGATGAAAGACTTTGATGTGTTTATCAGCAAGGACGGTCAGACCTACCGCTACCTTATCAACAACGCTAACTTTGAGAGCTATATCAAAATCGTAAAGAAAGATGCAGAAACAGGCAATACAATCCCGTATGCAGGTGCAGGCTTCCAGATTTACGACCCGAATGGAAATCTTGTGACTATGACTTTCACTTATCCCGAAGTGACGACCATTGACACCTTCTATACTACGGCAGACGGCGACCTAATCACACCGCAGACATTGGAATACGGCAAAGGCTATTCCCTTGTGGAAGTACAAGCCCCGTATGGGTATGTCTTAAATTCCGAGCCTGTTTATTTTGATGTGGTGCAGGAAAATTCCGAGGAAGAAAGCGGCATTACCGTTATTGAGGTAGTACGCTCCAATATGGCACAGAAAGGTACAATTACAGTAGAAAAGTCTGGCGAGGTATTCAGCTCCGTGGCAGGCGATAAGGGATTGTATCAGCCGATTTTCTCTGTCAGCGGTCTTGAGGGTGCAGTCTATGAGATTACCGCAGCCGAGGATATTGTCACTCTGGACGGGACGGTCAGAGCAAACAAGGGCGAGGTTGTGGATACCGTTACGACAGGAAAAGACGGTACAGTAAAATCCAAAGAACTGTATCTCGGAAAATATGAGGTTAAGGAAATCACAGCTCCGTATGGAATGGTGCTGAACGAGAAAGTCCATTCTGTTGAGCTTGTGTATGCAGGACAGAATGTTGATGTAACGGAAACGGCTACTTCTTTCTATAATGAAAGACAGCGTGTTGAAATCGACCTCATCAAGAGCCTTGCCATTGATGAAGCCTACGGCATTGGCAAGAACGGGGAAATCTTTGATGTGACCTTTGGCTTGTATGCGGCAGAGGAACTCACAGCCGCAGATGGAAAGACCATTCCTGCGGACGGTCTGATTGAGGTCATTTCCCTTGATGAAAGCGGTCACGGGAAAGCAATCAGCGACCTGCCGATGGGCAGCTATTATGTGCAGGAAATCTCGACCAACTCCGCATATATTGTCAGCGATGCAAAATACCCTGTTACTTTTGAATACGCAGGACAGGATACCGAAACTGTCCGCATTACAGCCAACGAGGGCGAAGCTATCACAAATGACATTATTTACGGCTCTGTAAGCGGTAAGAAATCTGATGAGGACGGAAAAACTCTGGGCGGTGCAGTTATCGGTATCTTCAAGACAGGAACTACCGAGTTTACAAAGGAAAATGCGATTGCCGCTACCACATCAAAAGATGATGGTAGTTTTTCTTTTGCCAAAGTGCCGTATGGAACTTGGATAATCCGTGAAATCGAAAGCCCGAAGGGATATGTACTCTCCGAGGAAGAAATCGCCGTGACTATTGGCAAGGTGGACGAAGTTGTGGAAATCGAACTTGTCAACTACTTCATTAAGGGCAATATCGCTTTGACAAAGGTTGATGAGGATTATCCCGACAACAAGCTGTCTGGTGCGGTATTTGAGGTTTACTCCGATACCAATGGCGATGGGAAACTGGATAAAGACGATACGCTGCTTGGCGAAATGAAGGAACTTGACGGCGGCGTTTACCAGATGAGTGAACTCCGCTACGGCAAATATCTGGTAAAGGAAACCAAAGCTCCGACAGGCTTTGTGCTTGATGAAGATGTTTATGCCGTATCCATCGAGGAGAACGGAAAGACCTACACAGTGGAAAACAAGGCGGGTGTTGGCTTTATCAATGCAGCACAGAAAGGCTCTCTTAAAATCGTAAAGACTTCCTCTGACGGCAAGGTGGAGGGCTTCTCTTTCCGTGTGACAGGCGTGGACTATGACCAGACCTTTAAGACAGATAAGAACGGGGAAATCGTGATTGAGGGCTTGCGGATTGGCGACTATACCGTATCCGAAGTAAGCGACAAGGCTTCCGCAGGATATATCCTTCCTGCCGATAAACAGGCAACGGTAAAGGTGAACGCTACGGCTATCGTGCAGATGCACAATGAGTTCAGGGATACCCCGAAAACAGGCGATGACTTCAATCTGGGCTTATGGGTAAGCCTTGCGGCGTTGTCTGTTGTCGGTGCGGGCGTTCTCGGATTTGTCGGTTATAAGAACAGAAAGAAGAAAAAGGAGGAATAATTGATGGACGCTAAAACCATTATCGCAATCGTGCTTGTCGTGTTCATTGTGGGTGCGGCGGTATGGCTGAATATCCGTAACAGAAAGAATAAGTAAGTTGTTTGGGCGGCTGAAAGATGCCGCCCTTTCCTTTATGGAGGTAAAGATGAGAAACCTAAAAACCATTGAAAAGAAAGTCAGGGCTGTTCTGGAAAAGAATGAAGATGCCAGAAATGACGATATGGTACTGTATCTTGCACTTTGTAATGCTTGTTTGAAGGATGCAGGAGCAATGCCGCTTGCGGAGATAATGACGCAGCACAAATATCTCGGTCTGCCGAGCTTTGAGAGCGTCAGCAGGACACGCCGCAAGCTGCAGGCACGGTATCCAGAGCTTGTAGGGAGCCGCCCTGTTCAAAAAATGAGAGCCACGGGCGAGAAAGCCTATCGGCGTTATGCCAAAGAATAGAGAGGTGCTTATGGACGAAGAAAAACGCTCCAATCAGAACTATGAAATCATTGAGAGCTGTACTATCGGGAGTACAGAGCTTGTCATCGGTCACAATCCCAACTCACCCAACCCTTATGTGTGTTGGTACTGCAAGGGAGGCTCAAATTATTTCTGGGGTTATTACACGAATGAGCTTGATGATGCACGGCAAAAGCTGAATGAACGATACCAGTCAGAGTGCCGTATGCCCTATAATCAGCCTGCCCAGAAGCAGAAAAACGGTGATGACCGTGAGCGATAAAATAAAATATGACTGCACGACCTGTCCTTATCCCCGATATAAGGATGGGTCAGTTATTTTCTGCGATGTCTGTATCCGCAAGATTTTAGACGAGCAGAAAGAGAAAAAGGAAAGAAAGGAGCAGCCGAATGAGTAATGAAATAAAGACAAGACCTTTAACCCCGACAGAACAGAAATACACCTATGCCCAAAGTATGCAGCTTGAGGGGCAGACAGGCACTATCGGGCATCTGCGTGGTGACTTTGCCACGACGGGCTATGGCTTTTACACCACTTGGTTTGATACCAGACCACAATGGAAATCTGACGAATTTAAGGCAGACCTTGATACGGTCATCAATGCTTTACGGGAGGATAAAGGGCTTTTGCATAACCGCTATGATATGAGTGCGTTTGCAAGGCATTTTCCCGAAAGTGCTATCAAGGGTAACTATTGTACGGAGTACGGTTTCCGTGTGGATACGGAGAAACACGCTTTTCTGCTTCGGTGCAATCCCACCAAAGGCGACTATAATTTTTACTGCTATTGCTATGTGAAGGAATGGCTTAATAAGCATATCCAGAAAGCAGAACAAGGTATCCGATTTATTGACCCTCAATATAAAGAACTGTTCCGTATCCCCGACGGCGGAAAGGTCATTGTCACGACTTCTTGGGAAGAGAAACGGGAGTATCCCTGCCGCTTCATTGATGAATACCATACCGAAGTCGGCAGCAATCTGTACCACATCTGCGAGTTTGCCGAGCGTATGCAGAAAAACGGGGCGACCTATGAGCCGAAACCTGCGGAACAAACGCCGCAGAAAACACCGAAGCACAAGGATTTAGAACGATAAGGAGGATTTAGAATATGGCTGTTAATCAGAAAGCCGTCAAGGTCTTGAATAAGGTCTTGGAAGCAGGCTTTACCGATGAAAAAGCGATTGCCGCTATGACTATGGACGATATTCTTTCTATGCAGGGCATCACGGTTGGGGATATTACTCTCATCAATGACCTGCAAAAGAGCATTAAATCGAACAAGGTCATTTCTTTTCTTGGCGGTGGTGCTGAGTGAGTAAACAGAAATATTTGAAACAGAAACGATAAGGAGGTGTAGGTTGAATGGCTGCGAAGTATCAGCTAATCACAGAGCTGTATCGGCGTACAGGCATTGCGGTTGCAAAAAATCCGCAGGCGTGGCAGGGCTTTCTGTCCTCTGCCTGCCGCAACTATAAATGCCGTTTTGACGAACAGCTTTTAATATACGCCCAACGCCCCGATGCTGTCGCTGTTGCGAAGCTCGAAACTTGGAACAGGCAGTTCAAGCGTTGGGTCAATAAGGACAGCAAGGGTATTGCCGTATTTGACCCGAAAGGTCGCAGGAATACGCTGAAATACTATTTTGATGTGTCCGACACCCACGAGGGCTATTATGGCAGCCGCCCTGTTCCGATATGGCAGATGGATGAGCGATACGAGCAGGCTGTTATGGAAAGGCTCTCGGACAGGTTTGGAGATGTGGAAAGCACTGACCTTGCTTCTGCCTTAATGGAAACGGCAAAGAACGCCGTGGAGGACAATCTGCAAGACTATTTTTCTCAGTTAAAGGACTGCACGAAAGACAGCTTTTTGGAAGAACTGGACGACTTTAATATAGAAGTCATTTACAGGCGGCTGGCAACAAACAGCGTTGCTTTTATGCTGATCAGCCGCTGCGGTCTGGATACGAATGAGTTTTTTGACCGAGAGGATTTTGCGGATATTGTAAATTTCAATACCCCTGCAACGATAAACGCCATCGGCGTTGCCACGAGCGATATTGCGGAAATGGCGTTACGGGAAATCTCACAGTCTATCCGAAATGTGCAAATAGCGGAAAAAGACCAGAATCGCACCTTTGCACAAAAAACGCAGGCTCAGTATGATAAAGGCAGACAACAACCCGAAAGGAGCGAATACAATGAGCGAAATCACTTACAGCAGACAGGGGGATTATCTTATTCCCGACCTAACATTACCGACAGAGCCAGAGCTTCCGCTTGGCAGGTACGCTTTGATGCACAGGGATTATCTGGAGAAGCACAAGCGAGTGACCTATCTCAATCTGCTGACATCGGGCAGGCTGAACGGGCATCTGCACGAGGTAGAGCAGACAGCACTCCAGAGGTTGGAGCTTCTGACGAAGCAGCTCTCAGCCGAGCAGGGCGTGACAGAGGAACTGAAAGAGAAAGCACCGATGCAGTGGGTCGGACTGATGAACAACATCCGCAGCCAAGCGGAGGAAGTGATACTGACCGAACTGATTTACAAGTAAGCGTTGCCAAGGAGGATGAGGTTAGGGTCAATCTTCCAACCGTAGATGAACAAATCGAAATGATAGCAAAAGCAGAGGACGAAAAAGCCTCTGCTTTTGCTATTTCCAAAGAAGATATTGACTCCGTACTTCAGAAAGGCAGCGGTGTTGCGGACGGAAAATACCGCATCTACCGCCAATTCCAAAAGGGCGTGGACAGACAGAAAAATATTGAGTTCCTTAAAAATGAGTATGGAACGGGCGGCGGTACGCACATCTTCCCCGATGGTTTCAGCGGTCATTCTTGGTATGACAGCAAAGGTCTTGCCATTGACCGAAACGGCACTTATACCAATCACGACCTTGTGTTAAAATGGTCACAGGTTGAAAAGCGTCTGCGTGAGCTGATTAAGGATAACCGCTATCTCAATCCGAAAGAAAAAGACCATTATGCCGATTATCTGGAGAGCGTGTCAGCCCCTCAATATGAGATTGACACCCAGAGGAAAATAGCAAGGCAGCGTTTTATCGACGCCCATCGTGACCTGCCGCCTGCCGACAAACGGGATACCCTTGCTTTGCGGCTATCTGACTTTATCCGTGACTTGGACAGGTACGAAAAAGACCTGTTATCTGTTGTGGAACGAAGCGACCTTGCAGATGTTACCGCCGAGCAAATGGAACAGCACTTATCCGACCCCTCAACCGTTCAACAGCTCATAGACTTTCTTGCACAGGTACAATGGAAAACGACCTCGGTTTTCAGCCGCAGTAATGGGTGGAAGTTTACCGAGGAATTAAGGGAGCTGCACCCACTTTGCTACCTCTACAATGAGGGCGATGTGGTGTATATCGGTGCGGATAAATATGAGATTGCAACACTTACCGAGGAAAAGGTCTATCTGCAAAATGCCGAGTTCCCTATCTTGGGGCAGGAATACAGCCGAGCCGACTTTGAAGAAAAGCTAACGGAAAATCCTGCAAATGACCATCTGAAAGTGGTCGTAACCGAGAAACAGAGGACAGAAGCACCGTCCGAGAAAAAGCAGGACGGAATACAGTTTTCTATCGGTTTTTCCGAACACCCTGCCTTTTATGACAGACAGCTTAATGACCGCTATACGGATTTGAGCTTTGCTCTGGGGAATAAGCTGCTTGGTATTTTGGACGAGAAACAGCACCGTGAGCGTGAGGGCGATAAAAATATCGGGTGGTATCACAAGACAGATTTTGTTATCAAGGCTGTTATCGGCGGCGAGGAATTTAACTATGAAGGGCGGTTTGATATTGGCGATGGTGAGGGCGATTTAATTGCCCATATTAAGAATTTTTACGATTATGCCTTATCGCCAAAGGGCGAACAGCTATATGGAGATGACCGAGAAAGCCTGCTCCGTGGCAGAGATGAGTTTATCCCATTCTTGGAACAGCACACCGAGCTGACCCAAGAGGACGAAAAGCTCCTTGATGAGATTATGGCTACCGAAAGTGATTGGTACAGGACAGCCGAGGAAGCCGAAGAAAAACCACAGGCGAATGCCGATAAAGTGAATGGCTCAGAAGCTCCTGTCATTGAAATGGAGCAATCCACAGATGACCTCATAGGCAGGGAAATCATCATAGATAACCGTAAATATCTCATTGAGAGCATCGGGAAAATCAGCGGTGATGTGTCCCTGCGTGACATCACATTCCAGAACAATGTGGGCTTTCCGATAAACCGAGTGGAGAAAATCGGCTATATCCAAAAGCTATTGGAACAGGAAAAAACCGAATTACCACCCGAAGAAAAAACGGAAACTCTTGCCACAGACCGTCATAATTTCCGTATTACCGATGATGCCATCGGTATCGGCGGAGCAAAAGAAAAATTCCGTAACAATATGGCGGCAATCAACCTGCTGCACGAGCTTGAAATTGAAAACCGCCTTGCCACACCCGAAGAACAGGAAGTCCTGTCTCGGTATGTCGGTTGGGGCGGTCTTTCTATGGCATTTGATGAACACAATGCGGCGTGGGCGGAGGAGTTTAAGGAGCTATATGCCAGCCTTTCCCCAGAGGAATACCGTGCCGCTATGGAGTCAACGCTGACCGCTTTTTATACGCCGCCTGTTGTTATCAAGGCGATGTATGACGTACTTGACCGCCTGGGCTTTTCACAGGGCAATATCTTGGAGCCGTCCTGCGGCACAGGCAATTTCTTTGGTCTGCTTCCCGAAAGTATGCAAAACAGCAAGCTCCACGGCGTGGAAATCGACTCTCTCACAGGCAGGATTGCAAAGCAGCTCTACCAAAAAGCGAACATTGCCATTGAGGGCTTTGAGAAAACAAATCTCCCAGACGACCATTTTGATGTAGTCCTCGGTAATGTGCCTTTTGGGGAGATAAGGGTCAATGACAGCCGATACAACGCCCAGAAATTTCTCATACACGACTACTTTTTCGCAAAGGCTCTGGATAAAGTCCGTGCCGGCGGCGTTGTGATGTTCATTACCTCAAAGGGTACGATGGATAAAGCAAGTCCAGAGGTACGCAAGTATATTGCCCAGAGAGCCGAGCTTTTAGGTGCTATCCGTCTGCCAGACAACACCTTTAAGGCAAACGCAGGCACGGAGGTCACGAGCGATATTCTTATCCTGCAAAAGCGTGACCGAGTGATGGATATAGAGCCAGACTGGGTACACCTTGATACGGACGAAAACGGTGTTACGATGAACAGATATTTTGTCGAACACCCCGAAATGGTGTTGGGCGAGATAAAGATGGAAAACACACGCTTTGGTACTTTCGAGCCTGTCTGTAAAGCCCGTAAGGATATACCACTTTCCGAGCTTCTGTCCAATGCAGTTCAGAGGATAAACGGCGAAATCCCAGAGCTTGATAATAGGGTTGATGAAATCTCCGATGAGCAGGAGCTTTCCGTTCCTGCTGACCCGAATGTGCGTAACTTCTCTTTTACTCTGGTGGACGGCAGGGTTTACTTCCGAGAGAATGACCGTATGCAACCTGCTTCTGTGTCGATGACCGCAGAAAACCGTATTAAGGGACTTATCCAAATTCGTGACTGTGTGCGTAAGCTCATAGAGTATCAGACCGATGATTACCCAGAGGAAATGATACGCACCGAGCAGGAAAACCTCAACCGTCTGTATGATGTTTATACCGCAAAATACGGTCTAATCAACAGCCGAGGAAACTATCTTGCTTTTGCTTCAGATGAGAGCTACTTCCTTCTATGTTCTCTGGAGGTGCTTGATGATGAGGGCAACTTCAAACGGAAGGCAGATATGTTCACAAAGCGGACTATCAAACCCCACCGAGAAGTAACTTCGGTTGAAACTGCAAGCGAAGCCCTCGCCCTCTCTATCGGGGAGAAAGCCCGTGTTGATTTGCCTTATATGGAGCAGCTCACAGGCAAAACGCAGGCTGAGCTTGTGCAGGATTTACAAGGTGTTATCTTCAAAGTACCGAACTGTGAGCATGTTTCCTATGTAGCCGCAGACGAGTATCTGTCAGGAAATGTCCGAAACAAGCTGACGGTTGCGGATCTTGCTGCGAAGAATGACCCAGAGCTTGCAGTTAATGTGGAAGCCTTGGAAAAGGTCATTCCCAAAGACCTCTCGGCGGCGGAAATCTCTGTCCGTCTGGGTGCAACTTGGATACCGCAGGAAGATATACAGCGGTTTGTGATGGAGCTTTTAACTCCGTCAAGTTATGCCGCAGGCAGATTAAAGGTACGATACACCCCGATAAACGGAGACTGGTTCATAGAGAATAAAAGCTCCGATATGGGGAATGTAAAGGCGGACAGCACCTATGGTACGAAAAGAGCTTCCGCCTATCGTATTATTGAGGACACCTTAAACCTGCGTGACACCCGTATCTTTGATTATGTGTATGACGAACACGGCAATAAAAAAGCGGTGTTCAATGCAAAGGAAACCACGGCGGCACAGGCGAAGCAGGAAGTCATCAAGCAGGCGTTTCAGGATTGGATATGGAAAGACCCAGAACGGCGAAACCGCCTTGTCCGTTATTACAACGACACTTTTAACTCTGTGCGACCCCGTGAATATGACGGAAGCCATATCACTTTCGGAGGTATCAGTCCAGAAATCACACTAAGACCACATCAAGTCAACGCCATCGCCCATATCCTTTATGGCGGCAATACGCTTCTTGCCCATAAGGTGGGAGCAGGAAAAACCTTTGAAATGGTAGCCGCCGCACAGGAAAGCAAACGGCTCGGCTTATGCCAGAAATCCATGTTTGTTGTGCCAAATCATCTTGTCGGTCAGTGGGCTTCCGAGTATCTGCGGCTCTATCCGAGTGCAAATATACTTGTGACAACAAAGCGGGATTTTGAAACGGGAAACCGCAAGAAGTTCTGCGGCAGGATTGCCACAGGCGACTATGACGCAGTCATTATCGGGCATTCGCAGTTTGAAAAAATCCCGATGAGCATAGGACGCCAGAGGGAGCAGTTGGAAAAGCAGCTTGATGATATTGAGCATGGCATTGACGATGTGCAGGCTTCCAAAGGCGAGCAGTTCACGGTCAAACAGCTAATGAAAACCCGAAAGGCAATCAAGACGAAGCTCGAAAAACTCAACGACACCAAGCGTAAGGATACGGTTATCGACTTTGAACAGCTCGGCGTTGACAGGCTTTTCATTGATGAGAGCCATTTTTATAAGAATTTGTACCTCTACACCAAGATGCGGAATGTAGGCGGTATCGCCCAGACCGAAGCCCAGAAATCAAGCGACCTCTTTATGAAATGCCGCTATCTGGACGAAATCACGGGCAACCGTGGCACGGTTTTCGCAACGGGTACGCCTGTTAGCAATTCAATGGTTGAGCTGTACTCCGTTCAGAGGTACTTGCAGTATGACACTCTTGCACAGAACGGTTTGCAGCATTTTGACAGTTGGGCTTCTACCTTTGGAGAAACGGTTACAGCTCTGGAATTAGCACCCGAGGGCTATACTTTAATAGGACGATAA